GGACTGTGGCTGAAGCCGAGGACAGCGCGTGGACCCAGTACGTGGCGCCGCTCTCTCACGCAAACTGTCCGTGGTACGGCGTGGAGCAGGTGGACGAATGGCTGACCGAAGCCCGCGCCTTCCCGGATTCGTTCGAACAGCGGATCAACGGAGCGTGGGAAGGGACGACCCAGAGCCGGACGTTCACCGGGTTCGACTCCTCGTGTTTGATCAACGAGGACGACCCGCAGCCTAAGGGCTGTAAGATCGGCGTGGGGCTGGACCACGGTGAGCACGCTGGCTCTCAGGTCGCCGTCCTTGTGGCGTGGAACGCGTCCGGGATCTGGGTGCTGGATGAGGCCGTGTCAAAGACGGCCACAACACCAGCTCAAGACGCCGTGGCGATCCGGGAGATGCTTCTGGCCAACGGGCTGGACGTTCACATGGTCGACGTGTGGATCGGGGACGTCAACTCGGTGGGCAAGCTCGGAGCGGGCTACAAAGTCAACGAGATTCTGGGGCTGGCGCTCGCTCGGGAAGCTGGCCACGCTCGCCAGGGATTTAAAATCAACACGCCGCAGAAAGGCGCCGGCTCGGTGGACATCGGTGAGAAGTTGTTGAACGCCGGGTTCCTACGCCGTCAGGTCCGAGTCCATCCCCAGTGCGTTCACGTGATCAAGGGCTTGAAACACAGCAAGGGGCTAAAGACGGACGAACCTTTGAAGCACGCGCTGGACGCTCTGCGCTACATCGTGTTGGAACCGTTACAAGCCATGAACACCAACCGAGCGGCTCCACGTCGCTACCAACTCTGAGGCCGTACCATGCTGATCCCTGACAACGAAGTTGACGCCGCCCGCTGGCAGTACACCCGGATGTGTCGGAACATTCTGGGCGGGACGTGGGAGCTCGAGATCCTCACGCGCATGAAAGAGCAGTACGGGCTCAACAACGTGAACAACATGGGCCGCCCGTCCATGTCGGTGAACCTGTACGGGAACACCGTGGATCAAGTGGCGATTCTGTACACCAGCCCGGGCGTGGTCACGAACGAGTACCTGACCGACCAGACCTCCGCGATCTGGTCCGAGGTCATGGACGGGTGTCACCTGTGGGCCATGGAACAGGAGATGAACCGGAAGGTGGTCGGGCTGCGGGAGTCCTTCTACCACCTCGTACCAACGGCCACCGGCCTTCAGCTTCAGATCGTGACTCCGGACGAAATCGTAGTTCTGGCGCACACTGGAGATCCGAGCTCGCCCACGGCGCTGAAGCGGGGAATCACTATCGCCACCACGGATGAGAACGGGAAGGCCGTCCACCGTGACTGCTGGGAAGTCTGGGACGTCTCGAACCCGGAGAACCCGATCCACTGTGTTCTTGACTCCGCGGGCGTTGACGTCACGCTTCAGTGCTACCCCGAACACACCGGGGAGTATCCCTACGTGGACGAACTTGGTCCGTACCTGCCGTGGGAGCTGTACCGCGCTCGTTACACCTCCGAGACCTTCGATCCGTACTGGGGCTCCGAGATCGTTCACGGGACGCTGGACATTGCGATTCACTGGACCATGTGGGGCGTGTGTCTGCGGAACAACAGCTGGCCGGTCTCGTGGCTCATGGACGCCGACGTTCCGGGAATGAGCGCGGTGGACAACGTGAACGGCTTCACGAGCTCGCCGCCGGACTCCATCGAACTGTCGCCCAACTCAATCCTCAGGTTCAAGTCCGAGGGCCAGCCCGGCGTTGGCAAAGTGGGACAGCTTCAAGCCGCAGACGCGAAGGCCATGGCTGACGCGATCCTTATGAAGCAAGCCACGATTCTGAACAACGTGGGGATCCATCCCGAGGACTTGAGCAACGCTGGCCAGCCGATGTCCGGCGTAGCGATCCAGTTGAAGCGGTCCTACCAACGCAAAGTGGCCGTGGGCTACGTCCCGATGTTTCAAGCTGCGGACCAGCGACTGTTCAGCAAAATGGCGCGCACGTGGAACATCTTCTACGGCGCTGGCGTCAAGCTCCCCGCAGACGGCTGGAAGATTGAATACAGCCTACCCGAGACCAGCACAGACGAGTTTTTGGCTGACCTCAAGCGGGATGAAGCCTTGATCGAACTTGGGCTGAAGTCCACGGTGGACCTCGCTATGAAGCTGTACAACCTTGACGAAGCCGCGGCGGTCCAGAAGCTCCAGAGCGTTCGCCAGATGAACCAGCTTTTCCCCTTCACCCCACCCACAGTCAAACTGTAGAGAGAACAACACCATGGCCGACGATCTGAACAACGCTGAAGAACGCATCCAAGCTCTGATCCGCGAGCGGAACGCTGCACGCTCTGACCTCCAAGAAGCACGCGCTGAGATCGCGGCGCTCACCGAGCAGGGCACCGCCACCAAGGGCGCAACCGAGGCCGCGGTGAACGCAGCTCGAGCAGAGATGCAAGCCAAGGTGAGCGACCTCGAGGGCCAGCTGCGCCGGAGCTCAAACCGCGCTTTGCTCCTCGAGGACAAGATCCCCGCGGACGGAATGGACGATCTGCTGGAGTACCTGGACTATCAGTACGGACGGATCAGCGTGGACGAAGGCGCAACCAAGCCCGAGTTCTCGGACTGGTACAAAGAGGCGCGCAAGACGAACAAGGTGCTCCGCGCTGCCATGAAGCCAAGCGTGGCCGCGGCTGCTGTGAGCGAGGACCAGCCGGAGACCAAGGTGGAGACCAAGCCGGCGCCGCGTCCGGTGGCCAAAGCCAACGTGGTTCAGCCCAAGCCCGGCGAGACCGGACGGGAAGTGGTGCTGTCCAAGGTCAAGATGGGAACGCCCGAGTGGAACGCAGCCAAAGACCGTCTGGCGAAGTCCGCGTTCACCCGCGGTTGACATTCTGCGCGGCGGTGGTAGTCTGATCGTGAGCGGTCGCCCACGTGACGGGTATCCCCTGGCGGCTGCCCACGTGACGGGCGGGAGAAGTCAAACCCAACCTTCTACCCGTCAATGGAGGCCACCATGGCCGCAGATACCTACGCCTCACTCAATACCGATCTCGGTCTCGCCGCTTACCTCAACATGGCGTTCATCGAGCTCCTCCACGAGACCAAAGACCTCAAGGACGTCGCTCAGTACTTCCCCTTCACCGGTGGCGCCGGCTCTGCCACGATGAAGCTTCGCCAGATCCAGCCCGTGGACGCGTTCACCGCTCCCGGTGAGGACACCGCGCCGTCGATCACCAACTTCACCACGGCGAACAAGTCCTTGACCGTCGCCAAGGCGAATCTGTACCGCTCGGTTACCGACCTCGCTTTTATCACCGGTGAGATGGAAGCTCAGCAGCTGGTCACCTCGTTCGCGAAGTCCCTGGTCTACTACCGTTCCAGCTTGATCGCGGCGCTCGGTGCCGGCTTCACCGCCAACACCGCCGTGGGCTCCACTGGCGTGGCTCTGACCGTGGACACCGTGTACGCGGCCATGTTCGCGCTCCGCAAAGCGCTCGTGGTTGGCGATCTGGACTTCGTGTCTCACCAGACCGCGATCACCCAGTTCCAGGCCAGCCTCCGCGGTGAGACCGCCACGCCGTTCCAGATCGCACCCGCGACCCAGAGCGCGCTTAGCACCGCCGACACTGGGAACGTGCTCTTCAGCTGGATGGGGATCAACTTCCGCAGCCACGCCAGCGTCCCCAAGATCAACACGAACGCCGACTACAGCGGATTCATGGTTGGCCGCGGCGCTATCGCGTTCACCGAGGCGCCGGTCTCCGGGTTCGTCCGCCAGTACGCGTTCAATCCCCAGACCTTGGCCGGCGAAGAAGCGATCATCTGCCAAGATCTCTCCACCGAGGCCAAGGGTAGCCGTTCGTGGATCTGCCACTACTACCCCGGCGTGTCCGAGCTCGAAGATGCTCGTGGCGTGCAGGTAGTGTCGTCCGTCTGATCGTTCACCCACCGGGCGCCCCAGTTGTCGGGGCGCCCACTTCCGGAGCTCATGGATCTCACCGCCAAGTCATTCTCCCCAGAACGCGTTCGTACCTCGAAAGAGGCGCGGGATTATCTCCCTGTCGAATGGCTGAACAACGTCCACGAGCTGATCCACAAGCCGTTGGACTGGGAAGTAAAAGACGGGCGGTGGCTCCCGGTTCTCTCTCCGATCTTTTTCATGAAAGGGCTGAACAACTACGACGACAACGGACAGGTGGACCCCGAAGCCGTCCGGCGCATCTACCGGGCCAAGGGCTGTGCGTGCATCGTTCCCGACGATGACCGACTGGGTGAATACAAACACTACATCGCCACGGTCCCCGCCACGAACCCCGCCTATGGCTCGGTCGGAAAGTACTACCTGACGATCTTTGAATCCCCCGAGATGGTGGCCGGACGCGTGATCTGGCGCCGCGACCAGAAAGCGTTTGACGCATTCCGCGCCCACCTCGTGGACGTCGGGATTGTGGTCATGAACAGCACCATCGCGGAGCTCGTGATCGCGGCCAAGCGCGAGTCCCTGTCCACTATGGAGCAGGTACCGATGAACACCACGAGCAAGCAACGCACCATTGAAAAGCTCACCGCGGACATCGCTGCTATGGAGCAGCTGCTGACCGGGCTGGCCAAACCAAAAGCCGCAAGCGTGAAGCGCACCTTCCGCGTCGAACGCGATACATCCCCTCACACTCCGGACTGAATCCCATGCCCTACTCCTCTGGCGACCTCGTGACTGTTGACGGCGTTGAATACACCGTGTCTGGACCTGCGGACGCGTACACCGTGACCGACGCGGACGGCAACGAGATGATCTTCTCCATGGCCCAGCTGGAAGCCGGGCTAGAAGAAGTGGCGGAGCCCGAGGAGCACGACATGGAGATGGAGATGGAAGCTCCGATGAACCTGAAGGCCGTGAAGCCCGCAGACCGGACCAAGGTCAAGGCGGCGCTGGCGAAGGCGGCGTTCGGTGGCTGAGACAAAGTTCGTCGGAACCGGTTCGGGCGAACAGCCTGGATCGCGTCAGGCCATGGACGCGGTTACGCGTGATCTGGTCAAGGGCGGCGTCAAGCCAGCCGAAGCCGAACGCAAGGCCCGCGAGTTAGCCAGAGACTGGGACCGGAAACACAACCGGTAACAGAAGAGACTTTCAACCCCGTACCCCTCAGAGGTTCACATGCCCGCTTCGATCAAGTCCACCACTCCCTTCCAGTTCTATCGCCGGCTTGCGTACGGAGGGGACGGCGTGGCGATCCAGACGATCACCGCCGCTCTGACGATCACGCCGTACTACGAAGAGATGATCGCGCTGAACCCGTCGACTGGGACCCGCGTGGTCACGCTTCCGACCACGGCCCAGGGCGCCAAGAAGGGCATGTGGCACCTGATCTACAACTCGGGCACTACCTACAGCCTGACGATCAACCGCCCCGCGGCCACCACGCTCACCACGCTGGCTCCCGGCCAGAGCTGCCACGTTGTCTACTCGGGCACCGCGTGGACGCTCGTTCACGCTCCGTCGCCGGCGCCTTCGATCCAGTCCGGATCCAGCTTCAAGTCCACTGAGCAGACCGGTACGGGTTCGCCCCAGACCGTAGCGCATGGCTTGGGTGTCACGCCTTCGCTGTTCTTCGCGGTTCCCTCGAACCTGACCGGCGGCGCGTACGTGGTCTCGGCTGAAAGCGCCGACGCCACCAACGTCACGCTGACCGTGACCAACGGCGAGAAGTTCAAGATCATCGCGTTCAAGTAAGGAGCGCGCCATGTACTCCATTGACTCACAGCTTCCGAGCTTCTACGAACGGACACGGGCTCAAACCGTGTCCCTGCCTGTCTACTCGGGCGGCTCTGTTGTGTCGGTGGCGTCTGGCGTGTTCACCTTGCGGGACCAGTCCACCGTGACTGTGGTCACCGGCGCCACGGTTCAGACGGGCGGCGTCCCGACCTACACCGTGACCGCGCTGGACATCCCGTTGGCCACCTCGCTCTCAGCGTACTGGCAAGAAGAGTGGGTGCTGACGTTTGGGGACGGCCACGTGGAAACGTTCAGGCGGGACGCGTACCTGTGTCTCCGGCTGCTTCATCCCACGGTCACCGAGCCTCTGCTGATCCGGCGCGTGGCTGACCTTGCGGCCATTCGTCCGCCCACGATCTCCAGCTACCAGCCGTACTTGGACGAAGCGTGGGGGATGTGCCAACGTCGGCTCCTCCAGGACGGAAAGCGCCCCTACCTGATCATGAATGACTACGCGCTGACCGACTGGCACGCGGCCATGGCGCTGGACCTCATCTTCACCGACCTGTCTACGTACTCCGGTGACGGTCGCTTTGGCGAGCGCGCACTGGTCTACCGTGAAGAGTCCGTGGCGGCGTTTGACCGGCTCCGGCTGGAGTACGATATGTCCGAAGTCAACACGCGGGCGAGCTCCGCTCCGTCCGTAGCTGCCAGACCTTTGATTTACACCAACTACGCTCCGAGCATGGCCTATCGCCCGTTCGGACC